GAGTTTGGGTTTGACACGGGCCCATACCGTCCTACTGCTTTTGCTAGCAATCAACATAACGAATTGCAGTCGCTCAAAGCAAGGGTTCTCGCCGATACCTTGGAGCCGACTGAGAGTTTGGCGGATTGCTTGAAATGGTGTAAGACCAATCATCGTTGGCTCTTCCCTAAGATGCATAAAGTTAAGAGTGTGAAGTTCGAGGAGTATTTGCGTAGGTCAAACGCATCCCCAAGTGTCAAACGCACGCTACAAAAGACTATGACCCAGTTGGTCATTGATGGGTATGACGAGAGTTCAGCCCTCAGTAGAAGTCAATTGTATCGGTGGACGTATCGATCATCTTTCGTCAAAGTTGAGAATGATCTGTATCAGTCAGAACTCGGAAGGAAGCATAAAGCTCCGAGGTTGATTCAGGGTGCACAACCTGAATTCATTTGTTTGGTGGGCCCATGGATAATGGCCTTGCAGGATCTACTCAAAAGGCGGTGGGGCACGGATTCTAATCTGTGCTTCACAAGCGGTATATCTGCCGAGAAGGCGGCTGCGTTTATCTCGGAAGGGACAGGACCGTGGGTCGAAGATGACCTCGGTAAGTTCGACTGTTCCATCCGCAAGCCGTGGTGTGAGTATGAGGTCTGGTTGTGCGAGCAATTCGGGGCGCCAAGGGCGGTCCTCGAGTTAATGACTGCCAACATAGAGACCCATGGGCGCACCAACCATGGCTGGCGGTACAAGTGTGAAGGCACTCGCAAAAGTGGAGATCCATACACGTCGTTGATGAATTCAGTTATCAATGGCCTGTCCCACTTATACCTCTACTGCAAGTGGACTGGACGTTCAGTTGTGGAGTCGAGGGATTCCGTTCGGATGCTGTTGCAAGGCGATGATAATTGCCTGAGACATGCAGAATGGTGCGAGTTCCCCTGGCAGCAGGGGATGGCAGAGTTGGGCTTCGATAGCGAAGCACTTTATCGACGACATATCCATGAAGTCGAATTCTGTTCATGCCGCTTGTACGAGACGAATGAGGGTGTGGTGTTTGGACCGAAACCAGGTCGGGTCCTCGCCAAGTATGGATATATCATTAACCCACCGGCAGGAGTGTCGGCCAAGTCTATGATGCGTGGCATCGCACTAGGTTTGGTAAGGGCAACTGAGTTTATCCCACCCTTGAAAGCTTTAGTAGACAGAACCCTGGAGATAACGGAAGGAAGCGTGGCTTACCTGGCACGCAAGACTTTCACTCCATTTGATGAGGGCCTGAAGATACGTAAGAAACATACTGCGGGTGTAGAGGTTATGCTCAATCTCAACATGCAGTATGATTGGGACTATTCGGATGAGAAACGATTCGAGAAGTCTCTTTCTGAGATGCGGTTTGGTGATAAATACCCTAAGATTGCGCAAAAGTTGTTTGATCGCGACACAGGGGGGCCGCAAAGTATCTTTGGAGGGTGGTCGTGTGACTGCCCACCAGCTGCTTAAGTGAGTAGTGTAGAATAAAACTACATATTAAATTGGTTGTAAGGTTGAATGTATCAACCAAATGTGTGCACTGACCAGCGATATGCCATCGCTGTGTAATGCGGCCTGCCGGATGAATAGATTGAGCTCTCTATCAATCGTTCTGCCCCAAAGATATTGCAGACGGTCACAAGCCCGTAAAACGCAGAGTGCACACGGAAAGTCAAAGATTCCTTCCAAAGAATCTCCGGTTGTGGGTTAGCCGTGATAATATAACATTAAACCCTCGATCAGAATTGCAAGTGTGACTGAAAGAGTATCTCACTAGACCCTGTTGTAGTAACGCACCCATGAGTGTATTGCCTCTGAGGAATCGCAACATCCGAACACCACGGACTAGCGGTCGTAGCGCCTTATGCGAGAAGCCGATGAGAGTGTTGAAGACGAGAACAGTTGTATCAGTGTTAGAGAAAAGTATAGTCCCTTGTGTCCATGCCGCCCATGTCTTCTAATCAATCCAAATCAAAA